CAAATGAAACTTACAGCTAACATAACCCTTGATGAGCTAACCAAGTCGCAAGTTGCAGAACGTAAGGGTATCAACAATAACCCTAGTCCTGAACAAATAGAAAACTTAAAAGCATTAGCTATCAATATTCTTCAACCTGTCCGTTCACACTTTGACAAACCTTTAATTATATCTAGCGGTTTTAGATGTGCAGAACTTTGTGTAGCTATAGGATCAAGTATTAATAGTCAGCACACAGCACATGACGAAGCTGCGGCAGCAGACTTTGAAATACCAGGTGTAGATAATAAAGAATTAGGAACTTGGATTAGAAACAACCTTGAAGTAGACCAAGGTATATTAGAATTTTACAAAGATGGTGAACCTTCAAGCGGATGGATTCACGTAAGTTATTCACGTAATAGCAACAGACAACAATGGCTAAGAGCTATGAGAGAAGAAGGTAAGGTTATTTATAAACCTTGGCTAGGAGAATAATGTGGTTCAACGTACTAGGTATGGGAATTAAGACAGCTGCCAAGCTGTATTCTGATAAACAAAAAACAAAAGAAGCCTTGTCAGAAGCTAGACTACTTCATGCAGAGAAGATGAGGAGGGGTGAGATTGAATATAAAGGTAAAGTATTTGAGCATCAGAAGGGAGACTGGAAAGATGAGTTCGTACTTATCGTTTTGTCTACCCCCATCTTCATGTTAGCTTACTCTGTGTTTGCAAATGATCCTGAAATAGAAAGAAAGATGGATTTGTTTTTTGATAAACTTCAGTCAATGCCTTGGTGGTTGGTTGGACTTTGGGTATCAGTCGTTGCTGCTATCTATGGTATCAAAGCTAGTGAAATAAAAAACTTTAGCAAATGACCATCAAAAAATTATTTACACAACAATACTCACGTAAAGTAAAATTATTATCTCAACAAACAGGAACGTATGGCAAGGGTAAAGTTCGATTTAAACAAACCAAAGCACGAAAGAATACCAAAAAAAACTAGCATTGGTAGACGACCCAAGATGTCATCTATGAATAAACATAAAAAACGTACTTGGAAAGCCTACAAATCACAAGGACATTGATGAAACCTATAATGATAACCCTGTTATACTTGACTTTTGGTGGTGATATAAAGCAAGATACCTTTGAGATATTTACAAGCTGTAGCAGTTGGTTTAATACTAATGTGGTAGTGCATGAGAAAAAGAAAAAAGCATTTTTATCTAATCATTACTACCATACCTACAAAGGTAAAAAAGTTATAGGATATATTTGCGGAGGAGATGAACCACAATGAAAGTAAATGAAAATTCTGTTATCAGTTTACCTATTCGTAATCTTTTATTTTTGTGTGGTGCTGTGGCGGCAGGAATTTTTGCTTACACCGAGATAACAGCTAGGCTAACTAGCTTAGAGACTAGCAGAGAATTACACCAAGCTGATCTTTTAAAAAAATCTGAGCAGCTACCTACTGACCAAGAACAATTTATGTTATTAGAACACATAGCAGGTCAAGTAGAAAATATACAAAAAGAAATGGAAACGATGAGAAATAATAATGTCAATATAAATTATGCTATGAAAGATATTGAAAAGATTAAAGATAGTCTTGAGCAAGTTAAAGATAAAGTTAGAAAGAATGGTAATCATTAATGGAATTAGTTGTAGCACTTCTCATGTATCTAGGCGATCCACCAGTTTTGAAGGAACATTTACTTATGTCAAACATTTCAGAATGTTTAAAAAGAAAACGTATATCAATGAGATCAACAAACAACGCACAGTTTCAATGTATGAAAGTTAATGCTGTTATAAAAGATGGTAAAATAATAAGCATATCAAAAAGTGATTAATGTATTCTTTGATTTGGTTTAGAGATGATCGTTGGCAGATATTCACAAACGAAATATGGGACACAGAAAAAGAAGCCATAGAATATGCTAAACGAGGAAACTTTAAAAAGAAAGATAAATGGAAAGTTGTTTTATACGACAGAAAATATTATAAATAGTTATGGCTATAGATAAATCAAAGATGAAATGTAATTCACCTAGACGACAAGTTCAAGGTGGTAAGAAATTTGTAGTCAAAGCCTGTAAAGGTGGCAAATCAAAAATTATTAGATACGGAGATGCCAACATGAAGATACGTAAATCAAATCCCGCAGCTAGAAAGAGTTTTAGAGCTAGGCATCGTTGTGCTACCGCAACAGATAAGTTCACTGCTCGTTATTGGTCATGCAAAAAATGGTAAAGAAAAAAACTTGGTCACGTAAAAATATAGTTATAGTCTGTGGGTATTGTTTGATGTGCAAAAGACAACTCTTGAGTAATGAGGGTGGATGGATTATAAATGCAGAGAAGAAGTATTTTTGTCATCATTATAATGGTACAGAAAGTTGCTTCGATAAATATATAAATATAGGAGATAAAAATGTACGGAAAGAAAATGAAGAAGCCTATGGCTAAAAAAGCTAAGAAGAAAAAAAATAACAAGAAGAAGAAATAATGCCAAAGAAAAAAGGTAGAAAAAAATATACTACAAAGCAGATGAAGATAGCTCGTGTAGCCATCCCAAGAGATCGTATTACAGCTGCTGATTTCAGAGTTTTGAGAAGAGGAAGAAAAAAGGCATGACAACTAAATCAGTAAAAGCACCAAGAGGTTTTCATTGGATGAAAAAAGGTAGTTCATTTAAATTAATGAAAGGTGCTTACAAACCACACAAAGGAGCTGTGAAGATGGCAAAGTTTACAGTGCAAAAAAGACATGGCTAAACTTTGTGCTAGAGGTAAAGCTGCTGCAAAGCGTAAGTTTAAAGTCTACCCATCAGCGTATGCTAATATGTACGCTGCTGGTGTATGTAGTGGTAGAATCAAACCTAAAAGAAAAAAGAAAAGATAATGTCAAAAGGTTTGCGATCATGGGTTAGAGCCAACTGGGTAGATATTGCTAACCCAAAAAAAGGTGGTGGCTTTCCTAAGTGTGGTCGTAGTAAGGGTGAGAAAAGAAGAAACTATCCTAAGTGTGTACCCGCAGCGAAAGCTAGAGCTATGTCGCCAAGTCAAAGAAGAGCAGCTGTATCAAGAAAACAAAGTGCTGAAAGAAGAACTCGTAGAGGTAAAAGACCTAACTACGCAAGGACTTAAGTAAGTCTTTTTTTATTTTTTCATAGTCTTGCCAAACTAATTCTAAAGGTTTCCATATACCAACTTGTTTTACCTTTTGCCTTCTATGATGAATAACAGTTGAGTGATCAAAATTAAAAAACATTCCTAACTTTGGTGTTGATATATTAAAATGTTCTAAGCAATAATTTATAATAACGCTTCTTGGTTTTACAATGTAAGCTAATCTTCTTCTACTATAAACTTCTTGAGTGCTAATACAAAAATGATTGGCTACAACTTTAACAATATTATTAAATGTTTCATAGCCAACAGGATGTTTATCGTCTACCCTTTTTTTTATCTTATCACGATCATCTTTCATCTTCATTCTATCTGCTAGTTGTTGGCTTTTAAAAACAAGATGTGCTTCAGCCATACGATAGCCATTTTTAAATCCTGTTCTGTATATCTGTAGTTCTCTTGGTGATAGTTCTCTATACATGATAGCTCTCATACCAAGTCTAATTTGTTTTTTTTTCTTATCTATTATTTCAAAGTGCATAGCTTCCCTTAGTTGTTCTCACAACTCTTTGTTGTTTTTTATTTAATAAGAGCTAGGCTCTCATTAGTTTGTCTGTAAGATCAGCAACTTTCAAATGAAGATTATAACTTTCAACCTTCAATCTATTAGCTTTCTGCAAATGCTTGACATACAAATCACTTTTCTTTCTCTGTAAGTCCCTTGTCCTTTGCAGGTTCTTCTTGATCTCTACCATTTGGTTCTCGACCATTTTCCTCCTTCACTCTTGTAAAGTCAAATTTAATACTATTAACTTTTACTTCTACAAACTCACCTTTATTCTGTGGGTCAGCAGCCTTCTCAACGTCATCAAACTTTTCAATATAACAAAAGTTTGCTTCGCCATATCGGTATCTTATAATGTTTTTTTCCGTTTTGTCAATCATAGTCTCTTTTGATTGCCATCTCTACATAATGGATAGCTTTTAGCAAGTCTTGTTTTTGACCTTTAGCTTTATGTCTACATAAATATTTTATAGCATTGCCTTCGGCAAACGGAATGTTGTTCTTGTTGATAAATTCACTAGCTTGTATAGGCATACTTGAGTAGTGATCGCCGCCTATCTGTTTTTTATATACATCATCAGTCATAATTTTTAAGCCACGAGACAGAGAAAAACAACTGAAAGGAAGCCAAGGGGATGGCTAAAACTCCGTCTCGTAGCGATTGAGCTATGCTCTTTTATCTTCTACCATAAGTTCCAGTTCTTTGAAAAGGTTTTTTATACCCACCAAATTGCTGTGGCTTACCCCCACTACTTGATTGAGGTGTACTACTATCGCTTGGTGTAAGTACAACATTCAATCCACCTGTAGGTGTTCCATCTTCTTGCGTATCATCAAACGCTGCTTGATTATACCAAGTGTTTCCTATCTTAGCTCCTATTCTCCAAGTCTTACCTTGTGGCGACTTAGGATTAATAGGTGCAACAAAGCTAGGTCTGTTATCACCTGGCTGTTTGTCTTGATTAGGCATAAGTTTTATATATATCTTATCCATATTATATTTTCTCCTGTTTAGTTATTAAGTTCATCCTAGATTTGAAAGCATTGTCTAGCAATCTAAAATCTTTTGGATGATTTTTTTCTGTCTCTACAAACGTAGGTCTATACACATGATAACGAAGATGATTTAATCTTGTTTCATGTGGAGCTTTATTTAACTCTTCT